TGGCGTGTTAATCGAAGAGTCCAAAGCAACAGACCTGATGGCTTACTTAGATAAGCTGATGGATTCCCATGAAGATGAACTAAAGAAAGAGAATCCTAAGAAAAGAATCAATGTTAACCCTATGTACAGCTACATGGATCAGTTCCCCGGAATGATTGCTGTGTCGTTTAAACAAGCTGCTGAGATTCCTACCAGAGATGGTGGTATCTGGGAACCAAAGATTGCTATCTACGATGCGAAAGCAAACATAGATAAAAACATCAAGTCAATCCCCAATGGCTCAACAATTAAGGTGTCGTGGCAGCCACGTACATGGTATGTGCCGGGCAACAACATGTGCGGTATCAAGATGCAACCTATCGGTGTGCAGATTGTTAACTTAGAGACAGACATTAATGCAGCGGAAGTTAACCCGTTCAGTGAAGTAACAGGACAGGGAGTCTATGAAACGCAAGCACCAAAAGAAGATGCAAAGGGGGAAGACTTATTCTCCGATACGTCAAGCGAAGAAGAACCAACTGGGTCAGACTTTTAGATCGAACTTTGAGTATGAGTTTGCAGAGGACTTAATCAAACGTAGTGTCCCTTATGAGTACGAACTTGCAAGGGTTCACTACGAACAGAGGAGGTTTTATAAGCCTGACTTTGTACTAGATAACGGCATCATTATAGAAACCAAAGGATGGTTTAAGAGTGCCGATAGAACCAAGCATAAGTTAATCAAGAAACAACATCCCGAACTAGACATTCGGTTTGTATTCATGAACCCCGATGCAAAGGGTGAAGGAAGCAAGGTAACTAATGCTCAATGGTGTGACAAGAATGGATTCAAGTACGCAAGGATGCGTCTCCCGAAGGAGTGGGCTGATGAGAAGAACGACTGACTTTATTGTAGTTAGAGAGGTTAATGATATATGCCCGTGTACTGCTGCTGAGATAGACAGAGTACATAGGAGGAGAGGTTGGCTAAGGATTGGCTACCATTTTATCATTACAAGTGAAGGAGAGATACAGAAGGGGAGGGAGATTGAGCAAGCAGGCGCTCACTCCAGAGGGTTTAACGACTGCTCTATAGGTATAGGAGTATGCAAAGGCTTTACTGAAGCTCAAGACTCTTCCCTTCTTTCATTGGTTACTTTACTAACAATGAAGTACCCCGGTATAGAAGTTATGAATCACCCATTGTATGGGAAAACAGGAGAGGAGTTTGACGCAGAATCATGGTGGCAGAATACGCTGAGTCTAATCTCATAATGAAGACCTCATGTCCTAGCTGTAGTTCGTCAGATGCAAATTGCATTTATGACGATGGGCATGAGTATTGTTTTAGTTGCGGTCATCGTTCCGCAAGCGGTAAAAAGAACGACAACATTCCAACACAAAGGAAGACAATGACACTAGATTTAATTGAAGGTGGGGTTGCGCAGGCATTACCTACCCGTGGTATCCATAGCGAAACAGCTAAGAAGTTCCAATACGAAAGGGGGATGTTCAAAGGTAAGCCCTGTCAGATTGCTAACTACTATAAAGATGGTTCAAGAGTAGCACAGAAACTACGCTTCCAGAATAAGGACTTTCTCTTTATTGGGGACACAGCAGAAGCAGGGCTGTATGGTCAATGGTTGTTTAACGGTAAGAACAAAAGGGTGGTGGTCTGCGAGGGAGAGATTGATACACTAACTGTTAGCCAGATATTTGGTAACAAATTTCCAGTTGTTGGTATACCCACGGGCGCTAACGGGGCTAAGAAAGCCATCAAGAAAGCTCTTGAATGGTTGTGTCAATTTGAAACAGTAGTCTTTGCATTCGATATGGATGAACCGGGACAGAAGGCAGCGCAGGAATGTGCAGCGTTACTACCTCCCAACAAAGCAAGGATTGCTCATATGGAACTCAAAGACCCTAATGAAATGCTCAAGGAAGAGAAGGTAAAGGAACTAACCTCTAGCATCTGGGAAGCTAAGGCATACCAACCGGATGGCATTCTGAATGGTAACTCTCTCTGGGACTTGGTATCTACGGAAGACAAAACGGAGTCAAGGATGTATCCATTTGATGGTCTTAACAAGATGACCAAAGGGATTCGCAGGGGTGAGATTGTTACGGTCACGGCAGGTAGTGGTATAGGTAAGTCACAGGTGGTCAGGGAGTTTACGCACCACTTGCTTAATCAGGGAGAGTCAATAGGTTACATTGCCCTAGAGGAAAATGTGAAGAGAACAGCGTTAGGGTTGATGTCGTTGGCTATCAACAAACCATTACACTTAGGGACTGAGCATGTCACTGAAGAAGAGCTTAAACTCGCATTCGATAACACACTAGGCACAGGCAGGGTGTACCTATATGACCACTGGGGGAGTACGGAAACAGACAATCTCTTAACAAAGATAAGGTACTTAGCGACATCAGGAGAGTGTGGTTACATAGCCTTAGACCATATCTCTATTTGTGTTAGTGGTATGGAAGGTGGTGACGAAAGGAGAATCATTGACAACCTGATGACCAACCTACGTTCATTAGCTGAAGAACTACACATCGGCTTGATACTAGTAAGCCACCTTAAGCGGCCTTCAGGAGACAAAGGACATGAAGATGGCGCACAGACTACCTTAGCTCAACTACGGGGTTCAGGGTCTATAGGCCAGCTTAGTGACATAGTCATAGGTTGTGAGCGTGACCAACAATCAAGTGATGCAGCCAATGTAACAACCCTAAGAATCCTAAAGAATAGATGGACAGGTCAAACAGGCATCTGCTCAACACTTCTTTACGACATCAACACAGGGAGGATGACGGAGGTAGCTGTTGCAGAAGATGGCACAGAGATTGGGGAAGATAATCCTTTTAGCAATATAGATATGGAGGAAGGCGCATGGGTTTAGAAATTAATGAAGGTGGAATATGGATTGATTCAATATTTGTATCATGGGATGACATACTTAACGCAGTTGTTAACACATACCCTGCGGGTAGTCTTATTGATGTTAAAGCTGCTAGAGCAATAGTCGAAGAACTTAGATACTTAGCTGATGATATTGAAGGAGAGTATTAATATGCATCAGGATGCTGACAAAGATGATGAGTTTGAGTTGTACGATGAGTTTACCTTAGATGATATTAAGGAAATATCTAAGCGGACATTAGCAGCACTGAGATGGGAGTACCTACCCCCGAAGGGGGCTTATGATGATGATGAGTAAGGTTGTGTTTGACATCGAGACTAATGGACTACTCGATAAGTCAGACCTTAAGATACATTGTATAGCCATTGCTGACATCGACTCAAACAACAGCGTGTTGTATAAAGGGGATAACATATCTGAAGGAATAGATGTGTTGAACCGGGCTAGTCTTATAGCTGGGCATAACATCATTGGGTTTGACTTCCCGGCCCTAGTAAAACTTAAGGTAGGCTTTGAGCTTACTAATCAAAAGGTCATAGACACTTTGGTTATGAGTAGGCTGATGCACCCTGACCTGCGTGAGAAGGACTTCAATGCTCTCAAGAAGAAAGTACCGTGGGTTAGTAACAACATGAATCTAATTGGTAGTCATAGCTTAAAGGCATGGGGCTTACGCCTCAACATGCTGAAGGGGGATTATGGAGAGACAACTGATTGGGGTGAGTATACAGCGGAAATGGGTGACTACTGTCTGCAGGATACACAGGTAACAAAGCACCTCTTTAAGCAGATGTCACGGGTTAAGTATTCGTCTAGTGCTATTAAGCTTGAGCATGACATAGCAACCATATGTACTCAACAGACCACGGATGGTTTTCCTTTTGATGTTAAGAGTGCTGAGATGTTATATGGTGAGTTATGTGCTAAACGTGCTGAGTTAGCAAGTAACCTCAAGGAAGAGTTCGGAGAGTGGTGGATAAACAAAGGGGTTGTAATCCCTAAGAGAACACTACGATTCAAGGATGCAGGGAGGGGAGATTTCACGGAGGGACACCCTTACACTAGAGTAACACATACGGAGTTCAATGCTAACTCTAGGGAGCATATATCAAAGAGGTTGATTGACTTGTATGGCTGGAAGCCTGCAGTCTACACAGATAACGGACAACCTAAAGTAGATGAGACTGTGTTGAGTGGGCTGGATTATCCACATGCAAAGTTGCTGTCTGAGTATTTAATGTTACAGAAACGAATAGGCCAACTAGCGGAGGGGAATCAAGCATGGCTAAAACTAGAGAAGGAAGGAAAGATACATGGAAGGGTTAACACTATGGGTGCTGTCACAAGCAGATGTACACACTCCAATCCGAATGTCGCTCAAGTACCTAGTGTCACCGCTCAATACGGTAAGGAATGCCGCTCGTTATTTATTGCTCCCCTTGGTTCTCTTCTTGTTGGGGTTGATGTTAGCGGCCTTGAGCTTCGCTGCTTGGCGCATTACATGTTTATGTTTGACAACGGTAAGTATGCACATGAACTTCTTGAAGGAGATATACACACAGTTAATCAAGAAGCTGCGGGGCTAGAGTCTAGGTCACAAGCCAAGACATTCATTTATGGATTCCTGTATGGCGCTGGATCAGAGAAGCTAGGTGAGATTGTAGGTGGAGGTAAAAGCGAAGGGACTAAGTTAAAGAATAGATTCCTGAAGAAGACCCCCGCCATCAAGAGACTTCGCGAAGAAGTGAGTAAGAAGGTTAAAGAGCAAGGATGGCTCAGAGGTTTGGATGGTAGACGGATACCTATTCGCTCAGAACATGCAGCCCTCAATTCATTACTTCAATCCGCAGGGGCCATCATATGCAAACAGTGGTTAGTCATACTACACGAGCAGTTAAAACTTAAAGGCATCACAGGGGTTACACAAGTTGCATTTGTACACGATGAAGTACAACTTGTCGTGAAGGGTGATGAATCTAAATCTAACGAAATAGGGGAAATAGCAATTGAGGCAATACGACTTACTGGAGAATACTACAACTTCAAGCTCCCTCTTACCGGAGAGTACAACATTGGTAGAAACTGGGCAGAAACCCACTAAGGTATGTGTAAAATGTGGGGAGGTTAAAGCCCTCGACCTTTTCGGTATCGACAGAAGAACGCCCACAGGACGCAGGAGCATATGTAGGGCATGTAGGATTACCCAGCGTGCGAGAAGGGCCAGCCTCTTCCCTGAACAGCGTAACCGCGAGTATGGTGCATTTGTTAAGAGGAAGTATGGCCTAACATGGGATGCACACGAAGCTTTAATATTAAGGGCAGCAGGGTACTGTGATTCTTGTGGGAATAAGTTCGCAGGGGCCATCAGAGGTGGGAAGTCTATTTGTATAGACCATTGTCATACCACAAAGGATGTTAGGGGTTTACTATGTGGTAAGTGCAACACATCGGCAGGTAATTTAGCAGACTGCCCCGATACAATCTTCAGTTTAATCAAGTACATAATGGAAACACGATACAACCCTTTTTTAAAATCAGAAGCATTACACTTCAGTAAGAAAACCACATAAGGATAACTACACCAAATATGAAAGTAGAATTATTAAATACAATGGGCAACGATGACACAGTGGCTAATGCTGCCAGAGTATCTTACGCAGAAGAATCATCACAGTACACCATCGACCAGAACAATAGACTAATAAGATACCTAGCGAAGCATGGACACTGGTCACCCTTCGGACACATACAAGCGCAATTCCGAATCAAAGCACCCATCTTTGTTGCACGACAGTTAGCCAAGCATCAGGTGGGGTTAGTGTGGAATGAGATTAGCTATCGCTACGTCAAAGCCGAACAGTCTTATTGGAAACCCATGTCATTCAGGAAGGACGATAAGGCCATCAAGCAAGGCTCAGGGAAAGTGGGGCTGTCAGGGCTGAAGAAGTCGATGGCTGATTGTATCTACAGGTCAGCTATCCAAACAAGTCAGGTAGCCTACGAAACCTTATTAGGGATGGGGGTCAGTAAGGAGCAGGCGAGGGCAGTGTTACCAACAGCCATTAACACTGAGTGGTATTGGACAGGCTCGGTCTTAGCATTCGCAAGAGTCTGTAACTTAAGATTAGACAAGCATGCACAAGAAGAGACTAGAGAGATAGCCCAACAAATCTCAGACCAGATAGAAGTATTCTTCCCGGAAGTCTGGGAAGCTTTGACCGGAGAACGCAATGAAGACTGAGCTAATAATTGATGGGGACATCGTGGCATTCCAAGCATGTGCAGCCAGTGAAAAGGTAACTAAATGGGATGACGACTTATGGACTCTCCAGACCGATGAAGGCGAAGCTAAACACAAAGCGCACCAATCAGTAGAGAGAATTATCAAGTCAGTGAAGGGTCATTACCCAGACACGACTACTGTAGTGATTGCTTTCTCAGCTAAAGATAACTTTCGTAAGGAAGTATATACAGACTATAAAGCTAACAGAGCTAAGAAAAGAAAGCCACTCTGTATCCCTGAAGTCGTTGCACACTTAAGCCAAAACTACACCTCAGAGATATGGCCTAAGATTGAAGCCGATGATGTCATGGGAATATGGGCTACAAGCTCATCTGATACATCAATCATCTACTCTGCCGATAAAGACATGGCAACAATACCGGGTTGTATTCATATAAGGAATCTAGATGATGCCCCTGTTGAAATAACACAGACTGATGCAGATCGTAACTGGTTCACTCAGGCTTTAACAGGCGATAGTGTTGATAACTACCACGGTGTAAAAGGGATTGGCCCTGTGAAAGCAAAGCGTATTCTTGAGGGGGCAACCACTGAAAAGGAGATGTGGGAGTTGACACTAAAAGCTTTCGTTAAAGCAGGGTACACACAAGGAGAATGTTTAACTCAGGTGAGGCTTGCCCGTATCTTGAGAGCAGGCGATTACACCTCAAAGAATGAAGTTATCTTATGGAGTCCAGCAGATGAGTAGTAACAAAACAACTCCTGAAGAGTGGGACTACCTACCCGATGCTATTCATAAAGACCCTTTAATGAAATTATATAACAACCGCCCTAAAGAGAAACAAGTAGGCGGTAGCCACTACAAGGACATGGCTATTCAACCTATAGATTATTGTGTAGAGAACAAGCTAGACCCATACCAAACCAATATCATTAAGTACGCCAGCAGGATGTACAGCAAGAACCAGTGTTTATCTGACTTAGATAAAATCATACATTACGCTGAGCTTGCCAAAGAGAATGCAATTACAAAAGGAATCAAATGAAGAACCATCCCACTATACCAAGCACTCACTTCACGGAGACATTCAAGAACTACCAAAAGAAAGCACAGGAGACTGCCATTTACTCAGAGGAGATAGCAATAGATTATCTTACGACAGGGTTAGCAGGCGAGGTCGGTGAGTTTACAAGTATCGTGGCTAAACAATTAAGGAAAGGTAATTATAGTAGAGGGCCGTGGAAAGCGATTAACATCAACGCCTATCCGTTAGATGATGTGGCAGGGGAATTAGGGGACATCTTATGGTTCGTATCCCAACTAGCTACCACGTTTGAGTTGGACTTAGCTGATATAGCCAACAATAACTTAGCGAAACTAAAGTCCAGAAAGAAGCGTGGTGTCATTGAAGGCTCTGGTGACTACAGATGATTCAGATAGACAAGTCAAGGAACGCTGTACTATCGGAACAATCGCAATCGTTGTTGTCAGACTACTACACGTTAGATGGTGAAGACATACAAGATGCTTTCGCAAGGGCAGCAACAGCATACTCAGGAAGAGATGAAGGGTTAGCCCAGCGGATATATGATTATGCATCGAAGGGTTGGTTCATGTTCTCCAGCCCTATACTATCGAATGCCCCAAAGGAAGGAGAATTGACTAAAGGGTTACCCATATCATGCTTCCTATCATACGTCCCAGATACGTTGGAGGGCTTGATTGAGCATCAGGAAGAGTTAGCGTGGTTGTCAGTAAAGGGTGGGGGTGTAGGTGGACACTGGTCTGATGTGAGAGCAGTTAGCGACAAAGCGCCTAGTCCCATCCCGTTCATGAAAGTAGCTGATTCTGCAATGACGGCATACAAGCAAGGGAAGACAAGGAAGGGCAGCTATGCAGCTTACCTCAGCGTCTCACATCCAGACATAATGGAGTTCTTGGATATTAGATTACCGACAGGTGGCGATGCTAATCGTAAATGCTTCAACCTAAACAACGCAGTCAATATCACTGATGAGTTTATGAGTAAAGTCTCCAAGGATGAACCGTGGGACTTAGTAGACCCACACGATGGAACAGTGAGAGATACTGTTAGCGCAAGGAAGCTATGGGAAAAGATACTTGAAGTTAGATTCCGAACAGGTGAGCCTTATGTAAACTTCATTGATGAAGCGAACAGACATCTCCCACAGGCACTTAAGGATAAGGGCTTAAAGATTCATGGTAGTAACTTGTGTAATGAGATACACCTACCCACATCCCCAGACCGAACAGCAGTCTGTTGTCTATCGAGTGTGAACCTAGAGAAATACGATGAATGGCGTGATGATTCTTTATTCATCGGTGACCTCATTAGGATGCTTGATAATGTCTTAACAGAGTTCATCAATGGCGCACCACCTCAGTTACATCGAGCAGTACGGTCTGCCAGAGCTGAGAGAAGCTTAGGCTTAGGGGCTATGGGATTCCACGCACTCTTACAGAAGAATGGTGTACCTTTTGAATCCGCACAAGCCAGCGGTTTGAATCGTAAGATATTCTTGGGTATCAAAACACAAGCACTCAAGGCCAGTCAGGAACTCGCATTGGAGAGAGGGACTTTCAGGGATGGTATGGACACCAAGATGCGGAACAGCCACCTCCTAGCAATAGCACCCAATGCTAATTCTTCGATGATTGTAAGTACATCACCATCCATCGAACCGTGGAAGTCAAATGCATTTGCACATAGAACAAGAGTAGGTACACATCTTATCAAGAATAAATACTTAGATAAGAAACTATGGGAAGTAGCTGAGATATACGGACACGCTTCTGAATGGGTAGAAGAGCAATGGCAATCCATCATACACAACGAAGGGTCTGTACAACATCTTGATTGTTTTGATGCATGGACTAAGTCGGTATTCAAGACAGCATTTGAAATAGACCAACACTGGGTAGTCCAGCATGCAGCCGACAGACAACCGTGGGTGTGCCAAGGACAGTCTGTGAACTTGTTCTTTCCTTCAGGGGTAGAGCGCCATTATGTTAACTCAGTGCATTTAGATGCCTGGAAGAAGAAACTAAAAGGACTATATTATTTGAGAACATCATCAGGACATACAGCAGAACAGGTGGGGCGCAAAGTAGAACGTGTAGCCCTGAAGGATTTCGGTGAAGAGGATGTGGAAGAGGGATGCTTATCATGCGAGGGTTAATGGATAAACTTACAGAACGAATCAAACATCTTGAGCAGATAACCATCCATC